CAACGTGAAAAAAAGAAAGCTATTAAAGTAGATTTGGAAGCTATTCAGGAACTAAGCACAAACGAAACAAACATTGATTTTTTTGAAGCTAAGGAAAAAATATATACTTTTATAATTCAAGAAATTAAAACGTGGAATTATTACGATCAGAACCTTTACAATTTACACATAGAAAAGAAAATACCAATGCGCAAAATTTCAAGAGGTGCGGATATTTCACTAACTTCGATTTACGAAAGTTTAAAGAGCTGTAAGGAACGATTGAAAATTGCAGTTGGCGAAGATTACGAAGATTTTATAAACCAAGAATATGAACAAATATGACAACAACACGAAAACCAAGAACTAAAAAACCGAAAGGATTAGGCGATACAGTGGAAACAGTATTGCAAGTTACAGGAATTGACAAAGTGGCAAAATGGATATTAGGCGAAGATTGTAATTGCCAAGAACGTAAAGAGAAACTAAACAAATTATTTCCTTACAAAAAAGCTAATTGCTTAACTGAAAATCATTACCAATATTTAACTGATTTTTTCGAGCGTAAACCAAATTCAATATTACCAATTGAACAGGAAGTAATTTTAAAGATTTACAACCGAACGTTTAACACAAATGTAGGAGCTACACAATGCGCAACTTGTTGGATTGATATGATTGCAGAATTAAAAAAAGTATACGATGCCACTACCGACGAAACAAACTAACGAAACAAAAGACGAGTTTGTTTCTCGATGTATGGTTGATGAAAAGATGAAAAATGAATATACTGATTCACTTCAACGTTTAGCAGTTTGCTCAAATCAATATAATTTAGCAACTGAAAAAATTAGTTTTGATTACGACGATACTTTTTCAACTTCAAAAGGTTTTGATTTAGCAATGAAACTAAAAAACGAAGGTGCTACAATTTATATAATTTCAGCACGTGAAAATAAAGACGGAATGTTACCACGAGCAAATAAAGCAGGTATTTTATTCAGTCGAGTTTATGCAACGGGAAGCAATGAAGCGAAAGTTCAAAAAGTAAAAGACTTAGGAATTAACATACATTACGATAACAACGAAAACGTAGTTAGTCAATTACCTGGAGTTGGAAGATTATTTAAAAACGATTAATTGAATATTCAAAACTAATTTCAATGGCAGGAAAAGGCGGTAAAACAGAGGGTGCAGGACGTAAACCAAAAGCAGATGAAGAAAAGGTAAACACTATCTTTACAAATGCTTTAAAAACGTTCTATAAGGTCGATACAGATGAAGACGCAAAACAAAATTTAGTGCATACTTTATTAGAGTCGCAACGTGGTCAAATATTCGTTGCGGAACATTTATTTGGTAAACCAAAAGAAACAATTGACCAAACAATTAACGTTAACCAAACCGATATAAAAGACCTATTTAATTTTGATAACACTAAGCGAAAAATATAAACCTTTAGCTTCGGATAGTAGGTATTTTATTTGCACAGGTGGACGTGGTTCTGGTAAATCATTTGGAGTAAACTTTTTTTTATTACTCTTGACTTACGAACAAGGTCATATAATTTTATTTACTCGATACACCTTAGTTTCGGCACATATTTCTATTATTCCAGAGTTTATTGAAAAGATTGAATTATTAGGAAAAGAACACGAGTTTCATATTACGAAAGATGAAATTACCAATTTGGTAACTGGTTCTAAAATTATCTTCAAAGGAATTAAAACAAGTTCAGGAACGCAAACAGCAAACCTTAAATCGTTGGCAGGGGTAACTTGTTGGATTTTAGATGAAGCGGAAGAGTTAACAGATGAAGACGTATTCGATAAAATAGATTTATCAATTCGGCATAAAACAAAACAGAACCGAGTTATTTTAATCTTAAATCCTGCGACAAAAGAACACTTTATTTACAATAAATTCTTTGAGCAAAAAGGAGTTAACGAAGCGAGTAACTTAACGAAAAACGATGTAACGTATATTCACACAACCTACGAAGATAACGCCGTAAATCTATCGGAATCGTTCTTAAATCAAATCAATTACATAAAAGAAAACCAACCGAATAAATATAAACACGTTATTTTGGGCGGTTGGTTGGATAAAGCCGAAGGGGTAATTTATTCTAATTGGAAAATAGGAGAATTTGTGCAAACTGACTTGAATTGTTACGGGCAGGATTTTGGATTTTCAGTTGACCCCACTACTTTAATTCACGTTTCAATTGATAAAAAACACAAACTAATTTACGTAAAAGAATTGCTATTTAAAGCAGGTTTAACAACGTCCGATATATTCACACTTGATTCTAAATTAGTTGCGTTAAACGGGCTAATTGTGGCAGATAGTGCAGAACCTCGTTTGATTACGGAATTAAAACAAAAAGGTTTAAACATTAAAGGAATTGAAAAACCAAGAATTACGGATAGGATAGCACTTGTTCAGGATTACGAATTGATAATCGACGAAAACAGCACTAATCTAATCAAAGAATTAAACAACTATTCCTGGCACGATAAGAAAAGCGAAACACCAATTGACAACTTTAATCATTGTTTTGTAGGTGAAACAATGGTAACAACAAATAAAGGCGATGTAAGAATAGATTCTATAAAAGTTGGAGATTATGTTTTAACAAGTAAAGGATATAAAAAAGTATTAAAAACTTTTGACAACGGAGTTAAACAAGTTAATAAATACTCGATGCGTTTCGATACTTTTTTAGTATCTTTGTGTTCAACGAAAGAACATAAAATAAAAACTAAAAAAGAATGGAAAAAAATATCACAATTACAGAAAGAGAATACATTATACCAATACAAATATTCAACGGAAAGGAATATAAGTTATACGATGGTGAAAGATATTTTAGTAGAGGCACAAAAAGACTTCATATTGAAGTTTGGAAGTTTTACAACGGAGAAATACCTAAAGAATATCATATTCATCACGTTGACGGGAATACTCAAAATAACGACATTAAAAATCTTAATCTTATTAGTGCAACTTTGCATCTTAGGTATGAAGGTAAAAAAAGGTTTAAAGAAAATCCTGAATTTGCTAAATCATTTCACGAAAAAGGAATTGAAAAAGCAAAAGAATGGCATAAATCAGATGAAGGTAGAAAATGGCATAGTGAACATGGAAAACAAACATGGATTAATAAACCAATTTTTAAAAAGAATTGTGTTGTATGCGGAAAAGAATACGAAACACCATTTCCAAATAGAAGTAAATTCTGCCATCAAAACTGCAAAGCTAAGGAACTTAGAAATAGGAGAAAGTTATCAAAGTAGAGTTTATGATATTATGGTAGAAGATTGTCACGAATATTTTGCTAACGGAATATTAGTTCATAATTGTTTAGACGCTTTAGGTTATGCAGTCTGGGACGCAATAGTGAAAAAACAAGGAGTGTACGGAATTTTCTAGTGGTACAAAAAACAAAAATTTAATTATACTTATATGAAACTTGAATTAATCGTTCCAACGAGTTTAAAAGATATTCCATTAAAGTCATATCAAACATTTGTAAAGATGCGCGAAGCTTCAACAGATGAAGATTTTGTCGCTCAAAAAATGATTGAAATATTTTGCGGTATTGAACTGAAAGACGTTGTTAAAATGCGTTTAACAGATGTTAATGAATTACTTGTTAGCTTCAATCAAATGTTTAACGAGAAACCTAAATTTCAGAACCGTTTTAATTTACACGGTATTGAATACGGATTTATTCCAAAGCTCGAAGATTTAACGCTCGAAGAATTTACGAACCTAGAACAACTTATGAAATCGTGGGACACTTTTCACATGGCAATGGCTGTTATGTACCGACCTGTTAAATTAGAGGTTAAAGGAACTTACGAAATTCACGATTATTTTTATTCAGAAGATATGGGCGAAATATTTAAACTTTGCCCCTTAGATATAGCACTTTCGGCAAGGGTTTTTTTTTGGAATTTAGCGAGCGAATTGCTAAGCGCTATTCCGTCTTATTTGGAGAAGGAACTAGCGAAGAATCCGAGTTTGATGAAAGAAGTCAATTCGGCAAACAATGGGGGTGGTATTCGTTTTATTATGCACTTGCTGACGGAAAATTTAAAGACATTGGATTTGTCGGAAAACGAAAACTTACTGAGGCTCTCACGTTCTTAACATTTGAGAAACAGAAACAACAGATTGAAGAAATAGAACTTAATAGAATGAAATTTAGGAATCAATGACAAAGTACTACGAACTACTAAACATACTTAAAACAGAACTTGAAGCGACTGGATTAGTTAATACAATTACGCAAGGGGATATTTCAGGAGTTGACGTAAATAAACAAAACCTTTATCCGTTGGCGCACGTTGTTATTAATTCAGCTTCATTTGTTTCAGCAACAATAAATTTCAACGTTACTATTTTATGTATGGATATTTTAGACGTTTCAAAGTCAAAAACAA